TCAAAGGCTATTTAGTTTATCAATTACTTGTTGTTTGGCTCTTTTTGTTACATGGTTATAAATAGACAGAGTTGTGTTTGCATCAGAATGCCCTACACGCTCCATAATGGCTTTAAGAGGTACGCCTAATTCAGATAATAGTGAAACGTGGCTATGTCTGAATATATGTGAGGATAGACTTTTTTCTAATTCCAACTCTTCCTCTACTTTATGGAGTATAGCGTTAAATGAGTGCAGCGCAAGCGGAGTGCCACTTGTAGATATAAATATATATTGATCGGGATCTGTGGGTCTACCTGCAAGAATATTGTCAGCTATCACACTTTCAATCAATTCTTTTGCACGATTGGGTAATTGCACTTCACGTTGCGAATAAGTATTTTTTGGAGTTGTTTTTATAGCATTATCCATTTTCACAGATGTGTAATCTAAGGTCCCATTAATGGAAATTTTCCCATCCTCATAGTCCTTCATTTGCAAAGCTAGCAATTCCCCATATCTCAAACCAGTTAAATATAGAAACTCAGCTATTATGCCGTGTAGTTTTCTGCGAGGATTGGAGTATAGCTGTTTCAGTATTTGATCAATTTCTTCTTTCTCCAGATATTTTTTATTCATAGAAAGCCTTCTTTTTTCTTCTTCCACTTTTTTAGGATGGATTTTAACTGCTAGCGCAGGGTTTCTTTGAATGTATTTTCTATCGATTGCATAGTTTAGCATAACAGATAGAGTTGTTTTTGTTTGTTTTGTGTAGTTCAGTGAGAGGTCACCAAACGTATACATATCTTCAATTATCTTATTAATGAGTGTCTCATCAATGTTTCTAACGATCGTATCATCGCTTATGTGCTTAGAAACATGTTTCATCATCATTGGAACCTTCAAATAGCTAGTACGTTTAACATGCTGCTTATAATATTCATACCATTCTTTATACAGCTCACCAAAAGTGATATCTGATTTATTGTAATCTTCGAGTGCTTCTTTAATTTTTTTATCTAGAATTTTCTGAGCTTTTTTCCACGCTTGTGGTGAATTACTTGTAAGTGTTGTAGATTTTTTCCGTGTTTTTTCTGTATAAGGATCTACATATCTTTCAATAAACTTGAATCGCCCATCTTTGGTTTGTTCAACCCACACTTTTAACATCTCCTATCATTTGCTATAATAGGCATAACAAATAGACCTATATAGGTTTGTTTTCTAAAAGCACGCTCTTACTCTGGACGGTGGGGCGTGTTTTTTAGTGTGCTTCAAAATCTTTATTTAATATTCTATTTAAAATCACATTGAACTCTGTCGCGTCAAAATCACGCAGTAATATAATTTTTCCGGATTCTCTATACAGGTGTGTTCCATCTGAGAAGGCCTTTATACCAACTATATTAGAAAGGTTAATAACTTTCATTCCATTCTCGTTAACAAAAATTATTCTTTTATTAGTCAAAAATGGTACCCCAATAAATACATCGTTCCATTCTGTTACTTTGTTCGAATTATGTTTAATTGATCCCATTCTATAATTCAAGCCTTTAGCAATTCTAATATTAGAAGATAATCCTGAATAATTAGTTCGAACCGTTCTAGTTTTCTGCTCTTGCCATTTGACTCTCTGTTTAGGCGTATAGTAACAAAATTCATTAGATTTTAGATTGACCCCATCAATTAATGCTGCTCTTTTGGATAAATCCTCTTTTTCAAGTTGCCTAATCATTCTATTTAGTTCTTCTTTTTGCTCTTTTTCTGCCAGTTCTTTTTCTTCTTTTTTTCTTTTTGCAATTGTTCCATCAAGGTATTCAACTGGTTTTAAACCCATAAAAATTAAAAAAATTCCAAGGGGTAAAAAAACAAGTGTGACAGGCAAAACAATGAATGACATTAGACAAGATAAAACTCCTATAATAAGTGCAAGATATTTGAGTATTGTCACAAAAAATTTTTTCAAAGATTTTCCTCCTTTGATATAATAGATTTCCCGATCTTAAAAGAGGTTAGGATAGTCCGTGTTGCGGCACGAGCTTTTTTATTTAACAAGCTCGCTTTGAACAGTGAAATGTAGAAATGTATTTTTTCTATAATCCTAATAATTCTTTTTTCTTCTTTTCAAATTCATCTGTAGTGATGATGTCCATATCAAGCAATTCTTTTAGTTCTTTCACTTTTTGGATAGGAGAAGTTAAGCTTTGATTTTGTTCAGTATGATCGTGATTTTTAGCTTCCATTTTTTCTTTAACAAAGTTTACAAAGGAATTTATATCTCCAATGCTTATCCATTTCATATTTACTTTATTTCCTGAAGCATAGAAAGAGATTTTATATCCCATAGCTTTTTTAGCAAATTCAAAAGAGGAAATATTGGAATAGGGGAAAGATTCACTATCAAAACCGAAAGTTCTTTTACCAAAAAAGAAAAGTCTTTTATTCGTCGCTAAAAATACCCCATTCTTTATTGTATCTGTACCCATGGATTTTGTTTCATACGTTCCAAATACACCTTCAACCACTTTTTCTCCGGGTTCTAGATATTCTTGAGCATATTTCAATTGCTTGGAAAATTTTTTGTTTTTTGTATCTAGTGTCATTTTAAACTCCTCATTTCTATGGTATTATTTATGATGTAGAATCTTAGAAATAAGGTTTTTGTGTCCGTGTTGCAGCACGGGCTTTTTTTAATGTATTACTGAAAACGATTTCTTTAATAATTCTTGATGTATTCATACATATTGCCTTGCGTAAGAATATTTTTTCTTAAAATAGCATTGGCAGACAGCATAACAAGTGTATCTGAGCTTATTCTGAATAGAATAATATTCCATAAATTTTTCGAGGTTAAACTGAGATTCATCAGTCAGTTCGTTCTCAATATAGATATTTAATAAAATTAGAATAGCTATTTTATCTGCTTCTGTTTCAAATTTTGAGTGAAAAGTTGTAGAAGTATCGTACAAAACTGAAAATTCAAAATGAGAGGCGCTGAAATGTGCAAGTTCATGAGATAAATGAAAGGCTTCTGCAGTTTCACCGTATAGATTTTCATTCAAAAAAATGATTCTGGGTTTTGGATAGTAGAAACCAGACTCTTTCATTTCCATATAAACTACTTTCAAATTGTATTCGCTCAACATTTCTTTCAATTTCAAATACATACAAACTATCACTCCAACTATTCATTTTCTTCTAAAGCTTTAGCAATTGCAATCGCTTTACGCATTGTCTCCTTAGATATTTCTTTTCCGTCAAAAGAAAATACAGTATCATCTTCTGATAAATCCACAAATTTAGGCGTTTCTCTTTCTTCTCTACCTAGAAGGTAGTCTATAGAGACATTGAAATAGTCAGCAATTTCTTGCAATTTTTCAGCGGATGGTTGTTTTCCACTTTTTAAACTATAGAAATAGTTTTCACTGTATCCTAAATCAGTTGTTACTTGTTTCATTGTTTTTGAATGTTTTTTTGCAAGAAATTTTATCCGCTCAAATACTGTCATACCAGCATTCTCCTTTTTTCTTTACAAAAAACCAATAAAAAAGTGTAGTTTTGCGTTGACGTAAACAACACTATAGTGTATATTGGTTTTGTAAGTTAATTGGATAGAAAAAAAGCAAAGTAAAAACACACCTTATAGCATTAAGTTTGGCGACCGAGTGCGATAAAAAGGCTTGTTATATGCTTATTTAACTATGACTATATACTACACTATAGTATAGTTTTCAGTCAACTAAAAATATACTTTTCTATCCAATTTTCTTTCTAAATAAAAAGAAAGGAAGTGTGTGAAGTGAGTAATATCGATAATGGGCGGGAAGCCATTAAAGAATTTATGAAAGCAAATAATATTTCAGAATACGATTTGGCCACTGCATATGGTAGATCGAGAACTTGGATTCAGCGTGTTTTAAGTGGAAAAGATAAAGGTCCAGCTGTTAACGCCTTTATTCTGGAAGTTATTCGCGATCATAAAATTCGATAGGAGGGGGAACAAAAATGAAAGAACTAATCAAAGTAACAACAAACGAGAACAACGAACAGTTAGTAAGCGGTAGAGAGCTGCATGAATTTTTGGAGGTGGCAACAGAATACAAAAAATGGTTTAGCCGTATGGCAGAATATGGTTTTGTTGAAAATATAGATTTCGTAAGGGTGACCCAAAAATGTCCGACCCCTGGAGGAATTCAGAATATTACCGACCATGCAATGAAATTGGACATGGCAAAAGAAATCTCAATGATCCAACGAACAGAAAAAGGTAAACAAGCGCGTCAATATTTTCTTCAAGTGGAAAAAGCGTGGAATAGCGAAGAAATGATCTTAATGCGAAGTCGGCAAATCCTCGAAAGAAAGGTAGAGACGTTACAACTTGAAAATGAAGAAATGAAGCCCAAAGCATTATTTGCTGATTCAGTTAGTGCGAGTCACACGAGTATTTTAGTTGGTGAATTAGCAAAACTCATAAAGCAAAACGGTGTTGATATTGGTTCTAAACGACTGTTTAGTTGGCTACGTGAAAAGGAATATTTAATCAAACGTAAAGGAACTGATTGGAATATGCCAACTCAAAAAGCGATGGATCTAGGACTATTTGAAATAAAAGAGACAACAATTTCTCATTCTGATGGTCATATTTCTATTAATAAAACTCCAAAAGTCACAGGCAAAGGACAAGTATATTTTGTTAATAAATTTTTAGGAGGGGTAATAAGTGAAAAAACCAACACTTTCAGAGTTGATAGAAGCTGCTGAGAAGGCAGTAAAACCAGACGACTGGTACCGACAAAGTTTAATCTTGGAGAAGTTCCACGGCATGTCAAAAACTACTTTAGTTGAATACTGCAAGGAAATGGAAACAATTCCTGAATTTTCAGAAGGAATTGTTCGTCCAGGACATTCAACCACATTTATTCATTACCACACTTTTATTTGGTTTTTAAAATGGAAAGACGCAAATAAATATCGTGTAAAAATATTATCTCCTTCAGATGTTTTGAAGGAAGCAAGTTGATTATTTTCAGAGTAAAAAGTAAACAAAAATATTAGGAGGAAAATTTGATGAAGATTACAGTACCAGATGAATTGATAGCAGATGAGTTGACAGAACAAATAGTAAGAAAGGTTTTAGATGCACTTGATGAACGACTGAAGGTAATGAACAAGTCAGTGGAGCTTCCTCCGTATCCAAACAAATCAGAGGTGAAAAAAATTTTAGGCATTGGTGATGACAAATTAACACATTGGATAAACCTAGGCTTAAAAACACAGCAGTGGAGCAAGTTAGACATCAGAATTGAACGATCGGAACTCCAAAGATTTTTGAAAGAAAACTTTGAGTTCTAAAGGCAAAGGAGAATGATTTTATGTCCTACACATTGCAACAAGAACATCAAATTCTAGGTCTGATTAAACAGCGTAGAAAACAATTACAAGATGATCGTGCAGCGCTTAGAAAAGCCGATGAGCTATCAGATAGACAAGCTGAACTAATTGCTTCTGAACTTGAGGATTTGAGAATGCTAGAAATAAAAAATAGGGAGATTAGATTATGAAGAAGACAGACACACTTTTTATAGGATTCATTTTGGGGTTATTAGTGATTGTAGCGCACAAAAGTATTATTGGGGGAAGCTTGTTCGCAGCATTGATGGTTTTAATCAATCTGCTTGATTCAAAAGAAAGGAGCAACTATGGCACGAGAAGAAGCGCTAAAAATCGGTAAAGTGATTGCTGATAATTGGTGGACCAATAACCGCCCTATTATTTTAAGCAAGCAACATATCGAAAAGCAAAAATCATGGCAACAAATAAAAAAGTGACTCAGCCGACAAGCAATGAGTCACATACAAAATACATCTAAGGAGATGTTACCACATGGAAAATGAATTTTCCACTCTAGATCAATATTTGACTGATCCTAGTTGGGGCAAATCGAATATCAAGGAAACAATCAATCGAAAAATCAGACGAAATCTTTTGACAAATGAAGAACTAGCATGTGATCAAGATGACTTGGGAAATTTTGTGAGTATTTGGGATCATGTTTACCTTATCCATTTATCGAAGCGGTCCAGAAAACCTGAATATATCTATGTTATCGAAGATGGCTTGATTGATGCGCTAGAAGAGTACGACAGAGATAACTTGATTGATATCTCTTATTACGGACCAGGTAAGAAATACATTGCTGAAATGGAGGCAGAATTTGATGAGTGAAAGCAAAGGGACAACGAATTTTGAAAAACTTTTTAGTCGCAAGTTAAATAAAATTCTCAAGAAAAAAGGAAATTTTGATTATTTATCTTGGGCTCACGCATGGGAGATTATGAAAAAGAATGATCCACAGGCAACGGTAACTATTAATGAGTACAAACACTACAGAGTTGTTTCTGGAACTCATCAAGACTTTCTTGTTGAGGAATACAAACCTTTTCTTATGGACGAAACAGGGACTTATGTATCTGTCTCAGTAATGGTTAAAGGACACACGGAAACCGAGTTATTTCCTGTTTTAGATTATCGAAACCAACCAGTTGTTAAACCAAATGCTATGCAAATCAATAACTCATTGAAGCGATGCTTTGTGAAAGCATTGGCTCTACACGGACTGGGATTATATGTATTTCAAGGGGAAGATATTCCAACACCACCTAGAATCGATACAAAGAAATTAAACATGCTAGAGACGATTATAGAAGCTTTCAATGAGCAGATGGGTAAAGATATGACCAAAACCTTAATCGAATATGTTAATGAGCAGACAGATAAATTAGGGCTCTTAGCTGATAACGTTGAAACTATTGAACAGTTAAGCTATGAGCAATGTGCCTTGATGGAGCGAGCAATAGCAGCTAAGAGAAAAGAATTAGATAAGAAGTGATATGAGTGTTTAAACCATTAATCGATTCATATTCAGCGGTTCTGAAAAAGTTCAAAGGAAAAGACATAGGTGCAACTATTAATGAAGAAGTGAACATCGAACGTTTGAAGACGATGTACGACGGATATGATGGCGATCGGATTATTGAAGTTCGATTTATTGATCCACGTCGATTTACTGTGCAGCAACGAAACTTCATCTATGCGCTGATAGGCGATATTTTCATCGATACAGGCATGCCAACGGACTTCTGGAAGGAATTCTTCTACTTCCGTTTTGAAGGTGTCACAGGGCGCAAAATAAGCCTCAAAGACGAATCGAATACAACTGTGAGTGATGCTAATGTCTTAGCAAATATCATCTTAGATTTCATCTTTGAACATCATATTCCTTTCAAAGAAGGCTATGAGATTTTACCAGCGAATCAAGAATATTACTTCTACAAATGCATTACAAAAAGAGTTTGTTGCATCTGTGGCAAAACAGGAGCTGACATCGATCACTTTGACAAAGCGTTAGGAAGACGAAAGCGCAAAGAAGTTGATCATTCAGAGTACACATTTGCAGCACTCTGCAGAATCCATCACACAGAGAAACACAAAATAGGTGTGATCAATTTTAAAAATAAATACCAGATTAAGGGCATTAAGTTAAACCAAGAAACAATCAAAAAGTTAAATATTGGAGGGTGAGAAATGGCAGAGCATCGAAGTTATTACGCGATTATACCAGCCAATGTAAGGTACGACCAAAGACTTAAGCCGAATACCAAGTTGTTATACGGAGAAATAACCGCCTTGTGCAACGAGAGAGGTTTTTGTTGGGCAGGTAACGAGTACTTTGCTGATTTATATGGTGTGAATAAGGAGACTATATCTAGATGGGTAAGTGATTTGATTAAGTTTGGATACTTGAATCGGGAAATAATTTACAAAGAGGGTACCAATCAAATAATCAATAGGTACCTACGAATTAATCAATACCCTATTGACGAAAAACGCAATACCCCTATTGACGAAAAAGTCAAAGATAATAATACATCTATTAATAATACATTTAATAATACAAAAGAATATATAAGAGACTTACCGCCTTCGAAAAAATCGAAGGCTAAGCCCATCCGTCATAAATACGGAGAGTATAAGAATGTTCTTTTGTCAGATGAGCAGATGGAGAAACTCAAAATAGAATTCCCTAATGACTATCAAGAACGAATAGAACGGCTATCTGAGTATTGTGAATCATCTGGTAAGACTTATAAAAACTATTTGGCAACTATTCGAAGCTGGGCAAGAAAAGAAAAAAATGAATCTAAGAGCGCAAGCAGTGGATACAAGCGCACAGGGAGACGAGAGAAGCTTCCTGAGTGGGCAATCGACCAAGAAGCCTATCTTAAGAAAAAAGCGCTAGAACGAGCTAATAGACAATCAAAAGCACCATTCTAAGAGGTGGAAAATTGAAAATCGATTATCTAGAACTAATTAATGAAATAGCAAAGTATAAAACTGGTGAGGAAATAGAGATTCTGAGAGACGTTTATGAACAACTTGAT